ATGTAGGGGCACGCCGATACACGGCCAACTGGAGCAAGCAGAATGCGCCATGGTACGACTCCGAACGAATGGAGGACGACCGCACTGCACAGGTGGCAGCAGCAGTATGCGAACTGGCTGTAGCCAAGGCCACCAACCGCTACTGGCATGGGCACATATGGCATGCGACCGAGCATCACAAGTACAAGGACATGCCTGACGTGGGGCGCAACATCGAAGTGCGTCGGGTGCGTACCAGCCTCAACGCTGCTGTACGCCGGCACCAGGTAGGCAAGGGGCTAGTGCTGTTCGTAGCCAAGGCTGTACCCCCAGAGTTGAGGGACGTGGATGTGCTGGGCTGGATCGACTACGACGAGGCATGGGAGAAGGGTGAGCCCTCCTCCTATGACAGCGAGGGAACTCGACTAATCTCTCCTGAGCACCTCACACCAGTAGGGGGAGAGTACTAGGAGAGAGAGATGATCGAAGACTCAGTGGTCGACGACACGCTCTCACGCCTATACGAACTCTCACACACAGCACAGCAGCAGGGGGCAGAGAAGGTACATCACACCACCCGTGACGCCGCCGAAACCATCATGCTTCTACAGGCAGAGATCAGAGACATGCGGGCTGAGTACGCCGAGAAGTATGACCTCACCACCTCAGTGGTCAAGGCACTACACACCTACGTCAAGGATGTGGAGGACGACCCCATCCTCGGGCCACCAGTCAGGGAGTGGGTCAGGCTAGTGAGGTACGAGGAGTGAGGCCAGCCGAGAGGTACGCCATCTGCCTCACATGCGAGGAGTTCAGGCCATGGGCCAAGCAGTGCAAGGTATGCAAGTGCATCATGCCGATCAAGGTACGGCTCCCTCAGTCAGCGTGTCCACTAGGTAAGTGGTTACCCGTGGAGGGCATGGACCTCTAGGTCCCTACCCCCACCCCCTACCCCCCGCTGCTAGGCAGGGTCAACACCTCACCGGGCACCAGGTGCCACGGCTCGACATGTGTGTTCAATGAGACCACGGCTTCGTAGGCATGCTGCCTGCTACCACTGCACTGATGACTCACCACACTCCACACCGAGCCACCTGTGGCCCACACTGTGTGCTCACCACCAATGCACGAGTAGTTGTCCTGCAGGGCCACTGCCACACCGGCCGTCACACCGAGGGCACCTACGCATACGCATATGCACAGGCTCATGAGGCTCATGCGACGCCGCAGCCAACGGCCTGCTCTGAACAGAGACGATGGGGTGAGCAGATGAGGGGGGCGCTGAGGAGGGACATGGCCAGCGGCAAAGGCACGACACCACATGTATATGTAGGCGAGGCGAGACGTTTGAGGCGAGGGTGGGGCTGTGAGTAGTGATTGTGTGTGAGAGGGCTGAGGATGGCTGTGTGGGGGGCTGAGAGGAGATGAGAGCGAAGGGGTGAGGTCGGAAACGAGAGCGTTGATGGCATGAGCGATGGCTTCGATGTTGGCTTCAGCGAAGGAGGGGGGTGGAGGGTGTGAGAATTGCGATGAGGGGTGGGTGGTTTGGGTGAGAATGCGATCGTCGGGGCCTTCGGGCGAGGGGTGACCGGCCTGGGTGCGCACGGTTGATGATTTTCTGTTCCTTTGTTCTGGTTTGTTTAATCTCGTTTGTGGTTGGTTGTTTTCTGTCTGGGGGTGGTTCGGGTTGGGAGTGGGGGGGCTGTGGCCCATCAGTTGTCGTGGGGTTTGGTTGTTGTGATGGTGGTTGATATGGCGAGGGTGGCGTCGAAGAGGATGTTTTTTAGTTGGTTTCTTGTGTTGTTGTTGTTGTTGGTCATAGTGCGAGTCCTAGGGTTAGGGCCCATGTGGCGGTGATGATGGTGATTCCTAGCCAGATGAGTGTGTGGGTTCGGAGTTGTCGTTGAAGGTTTGTTGTGTTTTGTCGGTCGGCCATTTTGGCGATTTGGTCGCCGTCGATTGGGAATCCGTATTCGACGTAGTCGTCGGCTTGGAGGAGGATTTCGATGCAGGTGGAGATGATGGTGGTGGTTTGGGTGGTGTGGTCGTCGCCTTCTTCTTCGGAGTTGTGTGTGAGGTTGACGAGGTAGGTTTCTAGGAGTGAGGCGGTGGTGGCCATGGTTTTCCTTGGGGGGTTGGCAGTGGTCCCGTTTATTTAAACTGGGTGGTGGGGTCTAGTGTAGTTTAGGTTTTGTTTTGGGGGGTTGTGTCGTTTCGGGCTTTGCGTATGCGTTTGTTTTCGGTGCGCATTACGTTGTCGCGTAGGGCTTTGCGTGCTTCGGTTTCGTCGAGGGTGTTGGCGTCGACGCCGAGTATTTGTGCTGCCTTGAGGATGATGTCTTCAAGGTTTCCGCGACTCATTATTCTCCGACGAGCCAGGTCCATATTCGGGCTATTCGCGATTTTTTGGTTTGTGTTGTGGGGGTGGCGTCCTTGGACATTGCTACATAACCTTTCTTTATGGGTGGGGGCTTCGTCTTTATGGGTGGGGGCTTCGGAGCGTAGGGCTTTTTGGGGGTTGTTGCTTCCCGTTGTTTTGCTACGGGGTTCCTTGGCTTAGTTGTTGCTTTGGTTCCTGGCTTGGTCGTAGCCTTCGGTTTCTTGATGGATTCGTTCACGTCGGGGGTCGATTTGTCGTCGCTTTTGTACGTTCCGTCCGTGTTGCGGGCGCGTTTGGCGGAAGTCTTTTTTGTGGCCGCTTTTTTTGCGGCTGGTTTCTTTTGTGTCATAACCCTATGTTAGTCGGGTTGCTCTCCGCTGAGGGTTACTTGAAGTAATCTGATCCCCGATGGACACCTACCCCGATGTGTACGCCAAACTTGCGTTGGCTATTACCAGCATGCAACTCGCAAAGCAGAATGCGGTTGAAGAATTTGGAATCGGCGAGGATCTCCCTTTCATGTTCATGGGGTGGAGGGGGGATCAACTATCGGTGATCATGGTGTTCAGTCGTGCCGACATGAAACTGCCTGTGTCTAAACGGGTCCCTAAGGTGGGAATGATCTGCGACGTAATGAGATCGGTTTACTGGACTGATTCGATTACTTTTATCGCTGAGGGGTACATGTCGAAGGCGCCTTGGAATCTTAAGGGTAAGAAATTGCAGGAGGCGTTCGCGGCGAATGACCCCAAGGTTGTGGAATGCATCACGTCGAGTCATGTTTCAACGAATCGTCACGGCGAGCCTGAAGTCATGTTGATGAGCACGCCGTACAACACTTTGCTGGGGAAGCATGTGGTGTGGGGGGATCAGGCCACTTTCTCCCAGGGTGTCGGCGCGGTGTTTCAAGATGCGCCTGTTCTCAATGTCGTGATGACGGGCCTTAAGGAAGATTGTGAGCATATGAGTCTGGAGGAACAGGAGCAGGTTGTGGCGCACCTGTTCTCTAACGGAGTTAGTGTTCAGGAGTTTGAACCGCCGGGATCTATTCAGTAATTTTTTTTGCTGGTGGCGCTGTTCCACAGGTGTAGTGAGATCGTTTCGATTCGCCTAGCACTCCGCATTTGTTGCATTCCTCGATCGGGTCCCAATCGTCGGATGCTTCTGGGTATCGGGTGGCGAGGTGAATGGTTTGCCAAGTGTGGCTGGAGATGTTGCGTTCGGCCTCAGCCTCAGAACCCTTGAACGGGGGCGAGATGTAAACCAGTTTCTCCCAGAACCGACTGTTCAGTCCGACGATTTTCAATAGATTCCGTCAGGATCTGGTTCCGCTGGTTGGGGTGCTGGAGCCTCGTTTTCGGTGAGGAAGATCTCATCGACGATGATTCTGGCGTACTTTTTGCGGAGCCGCCAGATTTTTCGGTTCAATTCGATGAGCCCTTCGGTCTCTCGGGCCTTGCTCACCAAGTCCACGTCGAAGGTGCCGTGACGTTTGAACATCATTTCGTCTAGGTCTGGTCCGTCAAGGACGATGTCTGAGATCCAGTTTGCCGATTCGTCGATCTTGAGCATCAGGTCGCACAGACCCTCTTCGCCGAACTCGTTCATTACCCGGCCAACGATTGTTTCTACAAGGTTGGATCGGTAGACCTGGCTGACGTTCATGGATGAGGTCACGAACTCGGAGATGAAGTTGACGAGGTCTTCGCGCGTGGGGCCAGGGTCGTCAAGGCCTGTGGGTTCGTCGGAATCGTCAAGTTCTGACATAGGAGTCTCCCGGGGTCTTTCTACATTATGCCCGACGGAAGCGCCGGCTTGTGTTACCTTAGGGGCTTCGACGGGGGCGTGCCCCCACAACAGAAGAGAGATGAGCGCACATGGTTGCATTTTCACCCGCAATAATCATTGGGAATCTGACTGCGGATCCCAAGTTGACGTACACCGACGGTGGGGCGGCGTTGCTGAAGTTCGGCATCGCATCGAACCATTACTATCGAGACAAGGACGACGAGAAGCAGGAAAAGACCTCCTTCTTCGATGTCGCTGCCTGGCGCTACCTCGCCGAGGACTCAGCCTCTGTTTTGGAGAAGGGCGTGGGCGTCATCGTTCAGGGCCGACTGGAACAGCGCACATGGGAGGCCGACGACGGAACCAAGCGTTCCAAGGTTGAACTCATTGCCGATCACATCGGTGTCCTGACTCGTTCTATCGAGGACTTCACTCGCAAGCGACGCGGAGAAGGCGGGAGTCAGGCTTCTACGGCATCGCCTCGGGCCAAGCAAGCGGAGCCTGCGCTTGAGAAGGACCCTTTCTAGTACTCTTGTAGTACGGCGAACCGGTCAACTTCTCGGAGTTGCACCATCTTGAGAAGGCCCCCCTCACGGGGGGTTTTCTCTTTTTACGCTCCTGCTGACGGTGGGAGGGTCGAGGTCGTGGTCGGCGGTTGCGCGGTGGGACCCCAGCAGTGCCGTGAGGGATTCCAGTGATGGATGCCGCTGCTGTAGAACAGCCACGAGGCGACAGCGACGTTGGCTCGTCCGTGGAACGGGTGGTAGTCGCCCCATCCGGCTTTCTCGGAGCGTTCCCCCCAGTACTTGGCGAGGTGCTGGAACCAGCCGACGGCGAGAGCCGACGACACCACGTCTGAACCAATGTGATGGGCTTGCCCGCTGGATTCGCAGAAAGCGATCTTGAGTGCCAACACCCTGTCTTCGGGCTTGAAGTATTCGTTGATCAGTTCCCCCAAGGTGGGGAGTTCGTAGTGCCCGTCACCCGGCTCGCATTCGTGTGAACATGGCGTCAGCACCTGTCCAAACTCTGGGTAGTTCCGATAGAGGAGGGTGTGTGGGCCACCAAGCGATTCAACGTGGGCCTTGCGTGTCTTCGGCCCGTAGACGCCGTCAACGGATTGCATGCCGAGTTCGATCTGGAGGTCGGTGACCTCTTGGGATCGTTCGAAATACCGGTATTGCTGGCCGGTCATGGAGTTGGCGTATTCCAGTGGTGGGGGCACCGTACCGGTCATTTGTTCACGGTTTATATCCAGCGCGAGTCTAGTGGGTATCGATGCATGCCTGGCTGGAATAGTGATTGCCCCCGCCGGCGACGTGGGGGGGATATGTGTTGCCGGCGGGGACAGAGTGGTTTCGGGCGCGACTCGGATGGGTATCGGTCTGGCTCTGACCCGAAAGGCTTCTGAGAATGTGGATGCGTTTTCTGCTGTGGCGGTGGCACCGGCGAAGGCGAGATTGGCTCCGATCCAGATAAAGGATAGAAGGACGCCAAGAAGCACACGGGATCGCAGGGGGACGGTCATGCGACAGTTTACAGTTCTACGTCTTCGACTAACGTCTCGTTCAATTTTTCGTCGAGGAAGTGGACGATGTCCATCAGTTTGATGCTGACGATCATCTCGTTATCGGCATGGAGTTCTTGAATCTCCATGGACATGGAGTCCATCAGGAGGGCCGCCTGTTCGCCGGCTTCTTCGATCAGGTCATCAATCGTGGACTCTTCTAGTTCGAAAGTGTCCGTGAATTCCATGAACCACTCGGTGATGTGATTTAGGACGGCGAGGCGTGCATCGTTTATGGAAGGCATGCTTCAAGCGTACTTGAGATGTTGGAAGCCTGCAAGGGGAATCTGGCCACAGATATTTTTATTTCCCTTAACTCCTGGTCAGTGTCGGTTTCTGGAGCGAAGAGACCCGAGGGACAGAAAAAAGGGTTGTCAGCCGGCCGCTTGATCTGTAATGTCATCAATCCAATACCTCTGCCGGAAAGCGACCGTCATGATTACCGAGTCCCTCACCCTTTCGGAAGTTCCCACTGCTTCTTCCGTCTCCAATCGTCTGTCACGCGAAGGTGCCGACCGGGAAGAGATCTACGACGCTCTTGTCGCAGAGTTCCGAGGACTCGTTACCAGCAATGTCGGCACCGATGCGCTGATCGCTTGGTTGACCCCGATGTTCAGATGGAGTGCTCGAAACTCTGGAGGCCGTAGCAAGAACGCGGTGCTGGAGCAGAAGCAGGAAGAGGAGAAGGACAAACAGATCACCCGCATCGACGATGGCAAGGTCATCAAGGGTCCATACGCTCACTTCTTCAATCCGACCGTGATGGATCAACGCCACCACATCAACGGTCGTCTCGTGTTCTTCAAGCATATGACTCGAGCGGACTTCCTGAACAAGATCGACGAGATCGACAAGGCCATCGACGGCCATCACGCACTCCGCCGCTCCTACTCGGAGCCCTTGGCGATACTGGACAAACTGCAGAGCGACACCTTTGAAGAGGCGGCACTCAAGGTGAAGGTTTCCCAAAAGGCAGCCTAGGTCTAGGGCCATCCGCCCGAGAAGCAATACCCGTATATATAACCGATACCTATCCCGAAAGGGTCATAAATATGTATGAGCAACTGCAAGCAGATTTCCGCGATCTCCGGCTTTACGCCCGGAACCTCACGGACCTCAAGGACACTCGGATTCGACACGAGAACCGCATTTATGCGGATGTGTGTTTCGGTCTCGAAGAGCCCTTGGGAAAGACGCATCCAGACTATTTGGAGGCGTTGAGCGACGGGGAAGTTGTTTCTCTTATCGACGCAGACTTCATGGACGAAGACGAGCGCAAGCGTATTCGCAAGTCCTTGAAGGCCATGTCGGTTTACGGTCTGCTTTGTGCTTCCGAAAAGGCAGCGCAGCGCCAAACTACCGACGCGATGTTGAACGTTTGTTCTGGTCCGGCCATGTCTGAATGGCTTGCCACGCCCGGCGTTGGCGCTGACATTGTTGCTCGTGTTCTTGGCGAGGTCGGCCATCCCGTGATCGCGTTCCCGATGCACTGGGAGGAAAACCTCAATTACAAGGAAGGCGGCAAAGAGGACAAGAAGTTCCTCGTGCCGAGTGTTCAGCCCGACGGCGAATTCTTCTTCGAGCGCATGGTTTCGCAACTCTGGTCGTACTGCGGTGTCGGCGATGCAAACCGTAGGCACCGAAAGGGCGAGACGCAGGAAGAGGCGCTGGCTGCCGGTTCGAAGTTCACCAAATCCCTGATTTGGAACATGTCGCAGTCATGTCTGAAAATGACTGGCGAGCCCGACAAGAACGGTTTTGTGAAGGCCCGTTCTCCTTACAAGAACACCTACGACGATGCTCGTGCCCACTACGACCTTCGCGAGGGGCAGCCTTGCGATAGGTGCAAGGGTGAGCCCTGTCGTCCCATCCACCGTCACAACATGGCAGTTCGTAAGGTCATGAAGACGATGCTTTGCGACTTGTGGGTGGCTGCTCGCTCCGATTTGGGAGTCACGGCTATCGAGCAGGCTGCCTAATGAGCGGCTACGACGAACTCTCCGAGGCGTATCGAGTCGACATAGATCGAATCATTGACTCGATTCTGGCCCTGCCGGCTCCAACCGACGAGCAGCGGAAAAACGCTGATGTTGCCGGCGATCCGGTATGGCAAGTTCTTGCTTGCGCTCATGAAGACATCGTCCACATTGGCGCTGTTCGAGAACGAGCGAAGGCTTAAAGCCATTTTTCTCAACCCGGCCACAGGCGACACGGTACCCACGATCGACGCGCCGGGTCTTTCTAGTGGAGCCATTAATCCGCCGATACCCACATTGGACCTGCGCTCCGCTGTTTTCTACCCCGGCCACAGGCGACACGGTACCCATAGTCGTCACGCCGGGTCATTCTCTGGGGCCATGCCAGAAACGAAACCCAGATGGCTGTCGCCCTAGACTTTCGAAGGAGTTGTAATGATACTTAAATCACTTATGGCCATGACCGTATTCGCCCTAGTGCTATCAGTCGGCCAGGCCAGTGCCTCCCACGATGCTATCTATTCGCCCTGTGGCACGGAGTACGGCTTCATACACATGACCTACGACGAATGGGCCGCACACATCACCACGATGGAAGCCAACGGCACCATCCCGCCGGGAGTCGTATTCCGTTACAACGAAGAACTCCACGGCGGCAAGGGTTTAGAAGACCCAAGAGTTGTCTGGGCTAGAAACCTGACCGACGGACAGATCCTGTCGATTGACGATTGGGCTAACGGCGATTATCCGGAGATTGAAGCCCTGATGTTTTCTTCGGGTCTGATCCCCGAATGGATTTTGGATGCCAACAGGACTGTACGAAGATTCAACGATCCCTACTGGGCGCAAGCCAACCCGCTGACGCCGACATGGACCGTCTGGCAGTCGCTCTGCATGGCCAACTACGGGTACTCGCTTCCGGCCATGGAGATCAATGAGGCGGGGGTATGGGAATCAAATATTCCAACGACCACAACTATTGACACGGTCGTTCCTACAACAGATCCGGCGGGGGCCACCTCGGGTTCGGGAACCAACCAAGACGCGCTCCCGCCAACTACGACACAGGCCACATCAGACTCGGTACCCAATGAAGACACGCCTGTGCCCACTACAACGCAGGCCCCATCAGAACCGATACCCGAGACTGGAACGCCTGCGACCACTACGACTCAGGCCATAGCCGTTGCGATACCCAGCGAGGTCACGCCTGAGTCATCCCCGCCCGCCTTACAAGCGACACCCAGCCCTCTCCCGGCGGGGTATGACCTATTCACTGCCCAGTATGAGGGCTGGCCTTTCGAGCAGACGTTGAGGCTGTTGGAAGAGCGGTATCCGCAGGGAACTCCAGGAAAGTATCATTTCCGGTTGTCGTATGCTGTCGACTTCCTTCGGGGCGGGGGCTTGATCGGGGGGCTGGACGCTGTTTGGAACGCCGGTTGACAAGTCTGGCTTGTTTCATCTAGAATATGGTTATGACAACATTTGAGATGAGCGTGATATTCGACTTGGATTCCGAGGAAGAGGCGGTTGAGGCGATTGACCGTCTCGGCGCAGCCTTCACCGAACACCTTCCGACCTGGGCCGCGAGCGTGAAGTCTGCGGATACGTCCGAAACCGTCCCAACCTTCAAACCAGTAGGAGAGCAGTCATGAGTCACGAATTGGAAATCAATGAAGCCGGCAACGCCCGCATGGCTTATTCCGATCGTGAGATTCCATGGCATCGGCTAGGAACTCCCATGCGTGGACTCCAGACTGCCGAAGCAATGCTTACTGCCGCACAAGCCGACTTCGATGTGGTGCTTGCCGACGTGGCCGCAATTGACGCAAACGGAAACGTTCTCTACAACAATCTGGGTTTGGAGTCAGAGCCGGTCAAGATTGAAAACAGCCGGGCCACAATCCGAGTGAATCCAGATGGGTCGTTCGATGGGCTTGCCACGGTAGGCACCCGGTTCGTTGTCGAACAGAACAAGGATTGCCTGATGCGAGCCTTGGACATCGTGGGGGCTTCCAAAGGTGACGCAGTTGTCGATACCGTAGGGGTTCTGCGCGGCGGCCGAGAGTTCTTCGCTTGTCTTGATTTGGGCTCGCTGGTTATCGACCCCAATGGGATCAATGACAAGATCGATCGCTATCTGCTCGTTCAGAACGGGCATGACGGACGTACCCCGATCACGTTCGCCAATACTCCCATTCGGGCGGTCTGCAAGAACACGGTCGTCTTCGGAGTGCGGAAGGCCAAGAGCATTTTCCGAGCCAAACACACGCGTAATGCCGACAAAGCCGTGGAGGCTGCACGGGACGTACTCAACATCTCGGTGGAATGGGCTCGAGGCTTTCAGGAGATGGCTGAACAGTTGTTGCGAATTCCCGTTCCGGCTGGCTCCCGACAATTCGACTCCGTGTTTAATACAGTATTCCCGGATTCGAGTTCTTTCACGGATCGGCAACGCGATCATCGCGATGATGTGCAGATGACCATGCGTGGCCTGTACACCTCTCCTAGGAACGCTGCCGGCTTTGGATACAACGGGTGGTCCACCTATAACGCTTTCGCCGAATACTTTGATCACACGCGCGAGGGTGACGCTGACGCCAAGGCAGCATCGTCGATGAATTACACGTCGTGGGTTTCAAAGAACAAACAAGCCGTTCAGCAGGCTCTCTTGTCTTTGGCATAACTGCTATGGGTTGGAAGGATCGTGCGGAGTGCAAGGGCGTGGACACCAATGTGTTCTTTTCTGGTGCTGCGAGCACGGCTCAGGCTGTTGAGAGATACTGTAGTAAGTGTCTCGTCAGCGATCAGTGTCTTGCTGAGGGGATGGCCAGTTCCAGAGTGTTCGGCATCTGGGGTGGCACTACCCAGAGCGACCGGACGCGAATGAGAGCATGGTGAACATGTACGTTTACATCAAAATCGGAGACAGTTTCCACGCAGGTTTTTACATGACAAAGTACGCTCATGATGGAAAGCCTTACAACCAGTTCATGGCTGAAACCGGATGGGCGAACGAATGGGCTGCAGCAGCCAGGGTCAACTACCTTAACGGTGGTACTGGTGCCCCCCCCATAACGCCTGTTCCTAAGAATGTTCCCGGGAAGGAACCTAAATCACCTACAATTGTTGGGTGAATATCAATCCAACACCAGATGGCGGATTTCAGGCACGCTCATCCCTCGCGGGAATCGGTCTTCCCGACGGCTATGTCGTTCACGCTGACCGCGGGCCATGTCCAGTTTGTGGCCATCCGACTGGCGACTGCGTCGGTACCCTGGAATCCCCCGATGCTCTCGTCGGTTGGCACGACAGTCCAGACAAGATGAGGCATGTCCAGATGGTCTATCTGGAAGAGGATGTTTGGGAGGATAGGCAAATCACGCCGGGTCGCATGACCAAAATCCTTCGGCATCGGGCCGGATCGACGATCCCTTTCGCGGAAGCCCAAAAACTCGGCTTGGTTTGACACCTTCCGTATTTCTTTGTGGTCTACAATCGGTAGGGGTTCTTTATCCCCGTCCCGCTCGCCCTACCGAATCGAAAATTGCAGGTCAATGCCCTACATTACGGACGATTTCATTGAGTCATATAGAACACAAACACCACCTTGGGGTTTCGGGGGATTAGGGGAGATAGTATTTCTTAGAACGTACAGTCGCAAGACTGAGGATGACCGTTCAGAGTCGTGGCCAGAGACTCTTCAGCGGGTAATCAATGGTGCCATTGAAATCGGTGTGCCGTACACCCAGGCCGATGTCGAACTTCTGTTCGATCACATGTTTCATTTGCGTTGTTCGTTCGCCGGCCGTGGGCTCTGGCAGTTGGGCACACCCCTCGTTCAAAACATGGGTGGAGCGAGTCTCAACAACTGTTACTTCGTCAACATCGAGACGGTGGAAGATTTCGAGTTTGTGTTCGACATGCTCATGCTGGGCGGAGGCGTTGGTTTTTCCGTGGAGCGAGCCAAGATTCACGAACTCCCCAAGGTGAAGCCGGGCGTGACCATCACCCACGAGCGAACCAACGATGCCGACATCATCGTGCCCGACTCGCGTCAGGGTTGGAGTCGCCTGCTGCACTCGACTCTCAAGTCGTTCTTTGATACAGGTAAGTCGTTCTCTTATTCCACGATTCTGGTTCGGGAATCGGGAGCCGCACTCAAGACATTCGGCGGTACGGCTTCAGGGCCAGGTGCTCTGATCGATGGAATTGCCGACATTTGCACAGTGATGCAAGGGCGAGAGGGTAAAAAGTTACGGTCTGTTGATGTTCTAGATGTATGCAACATCATTGGACGGGTGGTGGTGTCTGGCTCGGCGCGACGTTCCGCCGAGATTGCCATCGGTGACCCCGATGACGTTCTCTTCCTCCGAGCCAAGAACTGGGCAACGGGAACAGTCCCCGCCTGGCGATCGAACAGCAATAACAGCATTTATGCCGATTCCTACGACGAGATCCTGCCGGAGTTGTGGAAGGGGTATAACGGGAATGGGGAACCGTATGGATTGGTTAATCGTAAGTTGGCTCGAAAGGTGGGAAGGCTCGGAGAGAATAAGACAGATAACAGCATCGAGGGGTTCAACCCCTGCGCCGAGATAGCGCTCGGTGACGGGGAGTCGTGCAATCTGGCGACGATTTTTCTACCGAACATCGAGTCGCTGAAGCAGATGCGGGAAATTTCCCGCTTGCTTTATCTGGCGCAGAAACAGGTCACACGGCTTGAGTACCCCTACGAGAAGACGACCAAGATCGTTGCCAAGAATGCGAGGCTGGGTCAGTCTGTTACCGGAGTGCTGCAGGCATCCGAAAAGCAATTGGGCTGGATGTCGGAAATCTATGATTACCTGTCTGGGCTGGACGAGCAGTATTCTGCGAAACACAACCTGCCCAAGTCGGTTCGTCTGACCACGGTTCAACCCTCAGGGACGCTGTCTCTGCTGCCGGGGGTTACACCGGGCGTACACCCGGCATACGCCCGCTACTACATCCGGCGGGTTAGATTCCGTTCAACGGATCCGTTGGTGGAGGCGTGTCGCCAGCGTGGCTACAAGGTTCAATGGGATGTTGGTTTAGATGGACAGAAGGATCGCACCAGTCAGGTCGTCGAGTTCCCTTGCGAGTCTCCAAAAGATGCCATTTTAGCGAGCGACATGTCGGCGATAGATCAACTGGAGTGGATCAAGCGCTTGCAAACCGAGTGGGCGGATAACGCTGTGTCGGTGACGGTGTACTACCGGCTGGGTGAACTGCCAGAGATCCAGGAGTGGCTAACGAAGAACTACAAGAATTCGATTAAGAGTGTGTCATTCTTGTTACACACCGATCACAATTTCCCTCTACCTCCATACGAAGAGATAACAGAAGCAGAATATGAGAAATCAGTCGCGAGTGTCAATCTTTCGGTTCCACTGGTGGCTGTGGGCTCCGACTCTGTTGTTTTTGATGACTGCGACACTGGTGCGTGCCCTGTTCGTTAGGGCTAAAGAGATTCGATCTGATCTGCCAATGCCCTGAGTTGCTGGGCTATGCCGAGAATGTATCCGGCATCCACGAAGGCCTTCGGGTCGGGGAGTTCTGGAATGTCCGACCATTTTGCTTCTTCTGGCGTGGGATCGAGTGGTTCAACTGTTTCGGATTCTGCGGTTTCCTTGGCGGCTTCTTCCTTCTCGGCGATCATTCTGGCGATCGCTTCCCAGTCGATGCCCGGATCAGCGAGATCGGGACCGAGGTTTTCCAACTTGTAGTCGGAAATATCCCACGCCATGTTTTCTGGGGCTACGGCTGGTCCGCCATAATAGGCATCCAACCACGCCCAAGTAACAGCAGTTTTATCTGTTACAACTAGGTTATGTCGAACCCAGTCGCCTCCGTCTACACGAGCCCGAATGAAGCCCTCGTCGAAATCGGCTTCACACTCAAAGAGAACGGCATCGCCGCCAATTTTAAGTTGTCCGACTTTGACCGAATCACCCCATCGTGGGACTTGTCCCAGGTGGTAAAAGTACATGCCGATGGGCATGTAACCGTCTTTGGACTTGCCGAACCATGTGCGGAACGAGAACCCGTCGGGGGCGGGCTGCCGGTTGCCGTGACCGTAGGATTGACCCTTGGCGTTTTTGTACCGTAGATCGGCAAACCCCAGGGTCTTTCCCGTACTGTGGGAATTCCAATTGCTGAGTGCCCTGACCATGTAGGACACCTTCACATGGCGGGAGGGTGGCACCTCTTTGTACAGGGCGCATCCGTAGTGGTTGCCCTCGCGGAACATCAGTCGTAAAGCGTCGCCGCTCACATAGGCGTTCTTGATGTCTCCTTTCCACGAGTTCTGCCATCCATCTTCAAATGTTTCATGAACCAAAATAGACATGATTAACTCTTACGCTTCCCGCCGAAGTACTCCACGGCATTTCCACTATCGAGGAGATCTGCGTTAAGGCATGCAGTCATCTGACCGTCTGACCAGATGGTGGCAAGGATGCGTCCGTACTTGCCGGCCTTGTCTTTGCTTGTTTGAAGCATGATGTCCGGATGCCCGTCCAACCAGTCCACTACATAGTCTTTTGCTTGGAGGCCTAGTGCTTTCTCCTCAAGGTCTCTGGTTCGACTCTCCGGCGTGTTGATTCCATAGAGGCGCACGCGAACCTTGTGATGGATGGAGAATCCCAGGTCAACCATTAGATCCAGGGTGTCACCATCCACTACCCTCACAACCGTGGCGTTGTAGCAAAAGCGTTCAATCTTCGTTTGATCGGAATTTGACATCTCTGTCCTCTTGTTGAAGTCGCCTCTGGCGTCGTACTTTTTTGGGGTTGTCGGAGAGTTCGTCGTGCATTAACTCTTCGAGGTCTTCTATCGAGCCTTTGAATCCGGTAGCCAAGCGTTCCCACTCTTCCCAGATCTCGCTGTCGGATGAGTTCTTGGCCACGACTACATATTAGTCGCTATTCGGGTCCATCCGAATAACCACTGTTTCTGGAGGATCATGGGGGTTGCTCCAGGGGTTGAGAATAGGGCGTTCGCCAAATGCTTCTTGGCGCCAGTAGAACTCATCGTCCGGTTTCGGGTAGTGCATTGCACGCTACTGCTTTCAAAATCATTTTTGTACAACTAAAAGCCCCCGGCTTGCCCACCCTGGTGGTGGGGGCCGGGGGCCTCTAGTTCACGGAGGCGTTAGTCGCTTCCGTTACCAGTTAGGATCTAGGATCAACTGGGAGCCGCATCGAAGGTGATCTTGGTGAAGGCCTCTGGGCGCTTCACTGCCAGGGCGAGACGCTGCTCGGCCAGGATCACGATTGCGTTGCGCACGAAGAAGTCTGAATGCTGCTCCGAAACGCGGATGTTGGCTTGCTCGCGGTCGTACAACTGCGCGCCAGTACCGAAAGCGCCCACCAAAGCGGTGCCCTCAGCAATAGCCGGAGTCTCAACAACCGGAATTCGCCACACGCGAGGCTCGCCACCGAGTGCCACGGAGACGGCGACCAGGTACTGGCCGTTTCCGTCCTTCGTCAACTCGATGTCTTCCCAGTCGTTCGGATGCATCACGACGCCCGTGGGCTCGTAGTATGCAAGGAACGACAGGGTTGCCGCGCGCCGAATGGCGTCTGCCTTGGTGTCCTTGACCGGCAGTGTTGCACCGGCTGACCATGAGTAGGTCTGGATACCTGTGGTCTGGAGAACGCCAGTCAGGTTTTCACCTGAGCCAGAACCGTTAAGGATCTGAGCGTCTTCCTGCAGCCTCAGGCCGTACATCAACTCGTTGTCGATGATCGACCGCAACTGCGGCTCGTCGGCCAGGACGTTGCGGTGAGCAGCCTCCCAGTGAGCGAGGGTCCGCACGGGAGCCTGCTCGCCAACGAACGTGAATGCCGACTGTGGCTTGGCCGTGAAGACCTCAGGCGAACCTGAGCGCTCCCCGACTGCTGCAGCAGCGTTGGTGAACCCGGTCATGCGGAAGTACTCCACGATGGCCGCGTTGGTGGTCCGTGTCGGGAAAAGTTCCCGAACTCGCTTCGTCCGCTGTGGCGGAATAACGATCGGATCACGCTGAATGCTGCCGAACGCGCCAGGGGTGCCGGTCGGGAGACCCGAGTAGACATCCTTGACGTTGTATTCGAAGGCACTCTTCGTGGTCAGTGAACCCTCAAACTGCCAAGGGTTCGGCATGTTGGCGCCGTTGCGACCGTTCTGGAGGGACTTGAACTCCTCCGAGTCGCAGAAGGCCTGGCCGAGGGTCTTGTACTGAGGCTGGGCACCTGCAAAAGCAGCGCCTGCAGCAGCAGCACCAGAAACCGATTCGACTTCGACCTCGGGGGAAGAGGGGGTTGCGCCCCACTCGTTGATTGCATCAAGGTCCTGAATGCCCTTGATGAGACCCTGCAACTCCTTGATGTCGACCATGTTCTTGTCGAAAGCGCCTTTGCGCTCTTGATCGACAATGAGAACATCGTCTTCCACCTTGAAGGAGTCAGCAATGGTTTGGTTGTCCGCCATTTTGGTGCGAAGTGCGGTCTGCAGTTCGCCCATGCGGGAAGTGTCTTGTGACATATGCTCGCCTCTGTGAGAGAAAGTTGGGTAGTTGCTTTGTTTGCAGGGTCTAGGTAAGCACCTGTCCCATTAGTAAATAGATTACTAGGCTTCTTCTGCTAGCAGTGCAACTACTGCGATTTGGGGTATCGCGAACCTATTTCTTCGAGTGTCTCTGGAAAGCGGGGTTTGGCTTTCCTGGCTTTCTCGATCTTGTCTGTGTACCGTTTGGCCTGTTTGATATACGCTTCGGCTTCTTCGATCACGCTCGGCTGTTCGTTAACGCGACGCTTAGTCATACGATGGTAGTCCCAACGCTTCATAAGAGTCGTCTGTTCGATTTCTTATCCAGTCTCGATTGCGGGGGTCTGCATCCAGATCAGGAAACTGCTTATCCTGGGAAGCGTTCGAGGACTTGGATGGTTTGTTTTCCGTGGCGGACAATGCACTCTCCTTCCGACAAACAGCCGAAGCCGTTGGTTGATAGACCGACGATATCATCGATGGAAACTTCTGATTTCATAACAAATCCGGTCAGATCTGGTTCGTTTGCTCCCATCCCCATGTTGGCAAAGCCTCTGGCCGTCTCTTCTGTAATCGACCATGCGGTCAATGCCGAGCCTGGCCTGTCTGCCCCAAGAGTCTGAGGTGGCTGACCTATGAGTGCATCTAGGTGGTCTGCTTCAGATCCGTCAAAGATAACTCCCCGATACAGGGTTAGTTTCTCTATTCCCAGTGCTTTCAGCCGTTTCACGGTGGCTCGTTGTTCTGCGGCAAGGACGGCTTGATATGCCTCTCCGTAGTAATGTTCTAAAGCGAGGGTTTGAACAATGGCCCGCTCGCCCGAATTCCGTCCCGTCGCGCGTTTCCGGATCATATTGCGACGGTGGTCCATGTTTCTGTGAGACTGCGTTTCATCCATGGGTCCGAGGTTTTTAACAACTTTGGCTGCTCGTTTCTTAAGTTCAGCGTAGTTTATGTTCCTCGGTACGAAGTCCTGGGCTTCTTCATCCCATTCCACCCTGGGGACGGCATGGAATATTTCCCTCTGGATTTTCTCGTCGTCCCAGCCCAATGTTCTGGCCATGGACAATTGGGTTAGCAAGGCCCCTGAGTCGTGCCCGCCTGATACGCGGGTCCAATGATCATGTATGCGGTTCACCAAACCCTCAACGCGATCAGGACCAACAGCCTTTTCGATAATGTCTTTTTCCTCAGGAGTTATCTCATCCACGAGTGTCTTAACGCCCTGGCGCTTTACCTCTGCCCTCCATCCCTGTGGTACGCCGACGATTATCGAGCCCCCCTCTTCGAGGTTGATGTTGCTGCCGTATACCTCGACGCCGTCCGCCCGTGCCGCTGACGGACCCGTGTTTTGCCCGAATGATATCGTTTTGGCTTCCTTGAGTTTTTTCATGTCTGCATCGTCGAGGGGGTCCAGTCCGGCCACTTTCAGCGACTCGCTGATTACGGCAATAGTTGTTTCTCTCTCGGCCGCCGACATTGGCTGCCTACTACTTTTAAGACCTCCCCCGGCTGCTTCCCTTGTGGCCTTGGCCCGTCGTCGAACAGTGCTGCCCATCTCGCCACCGCTCATATTTCCGAAACCGGCCAGGCTGTGAGTTGTTGCAACCTCTACGAACTCAACCATGTCCGGATCCAAGAACATGTAGTCGGTACGACTCATCTCTCGGATGCCTACCTCATGCGACTTGACTACGTCATAGCCAAGATCTTTGATAGCAGCATTCATCTGGTTGCGAATAAGATCTAGCCGATCTGAGGGTAAGAACCCATCCAACTCCCCACGTCCATATGCCACATCGCCTTCCTGCATGTACTTTTGTATTTGCAGCAAGGTCTCTGGGCCAGTTACTTCGCCGCGCTTACGGTCAATGAAATCAAGAGTGGCTTCCAGTTCTTCCTCGAGATATTTGATCTTCCAGTTATCTCTTCTCTCTGCTTGCGAGGATTTTTTGATTTCACGCAAGAGAGACTCGATGGCAGGGATGGCAACCCCGTCAAGAACATCGTCTGGGAGCGGATCCATAACGTCCAATATCTGAGGCGGGTTTTCGCCCTTCCATCTTGTTGTATGCAAATGTCCGGGATCGACGGTGTCGTATCCGCCCTCGGCATTGCGTTGCCAAGGATTAGCCCATCCTTTGATTGCCGGGAACGCACTGGCAGTCGTGTAAATACCCGGTCCCCACTGGCCCGAGTCGTTACGGCTGACTTCATAATCAACGTCTCCGGTCAGATCAACAGGGCCGCCGTGGTACAAGGTGATGGGATCACCGTCTTTGATATGTCCATCGAATATGCCGCGAATGGGGCTTGTTTCCTGGTTATGGACCCCCACGCCAGAATCAAGACCAGATTCTGTTAGCCGCCTGTACCCCTCTGTGGTCTGCCTGATTCGTAGGGTCTCAGCGAGATCTTCCATGAACTCGGGGTCTCGTTCCTCTACGAGTTCTCGTATGGCTTCCAGGTAGTCGGGCTTGATTGGAGCATCACGCCCTCCCATCATCCCGCGAGGTGAAGACCGCATCTCGTAAGCAAGTTGATCCAGAATCGTGTCCGACTGCTCGGCCCCCGCTTCGGCAAATATCTCGCGCAACTGTCCTATCGCTTCGTTGTGGAGTCGCTCATCTTCCGCATCTGCATCATCAGTTCTCTTGGACTCGAACCCCCCATCAATCCCCATGTCTTCCAAATGCTGGTCGACCTGCTCCCGTGTGAGGAACGTGGCGTCGCCATCGTAAAAGTCGCCGCCGAACAGGCTCACCTGCGTTTCCTCGTACTCGGCAGGAGAGAAGCGTCCGGCGATATCCACCTCTTCCATTTCGCCCGCCCTGTAGTACACGTCCCGGGCCATGTCGGGTTTCAACGCCTCAAGTCGTCCGCGATCCATGTCGTCGAACTCCAAAATATCGTCGCCGTCTCTAACACTGGCGTAATCGCGAACCATCGTCACATCACGCACTGGCGCTGCAGCGTTGGCTTCGTTTGCCCTATCGATTGCCTCCAGGAAGGAATCGATTGTTGCCTGCTTCTGCTTGGGCGGCAGATCCATGCCCTCGACCAACACAAGGATTTGCTCTTTGGCGTGGTCCCGATCGGCTGAACTCATCAACGGGGGAGGAGGCTTGACAGCGTCGTACTCAACCCAGGCGTGCCCGGATCGCTCCCCCACCTTTGGGAATACCGGTGAGCCGACAACAACCCGGACATTGGTTACAGGATCACCATCTGCGTCCACACCCTTTTCTGCAAGTTCTACAGCAGCGCGATACGAGGCAGAATAACAATCACCATCGCCGGATCGGAGTTCGTAGCCGTACTGTTCCTCGAACGCCCGTTCACCATCGGTCTGAATTCCTTTGGCTTTCAGGTGGCGGCGATAAGCGTCTTGGAGGTTTTCACCTTCGTCACCTCGCCGACTCGCGAGGCTGCCTGGGGCTCGAATGGCTTTCTCTCGTCGTGCTTCATCCCACTTCCTGAAGCCCCCAGGATTCTCGCCTTCTTCCCTGAGCCTTTCGGCATACGTTTTGCCCCTGCGGGGATCATCTCTCTGGGAATACCTAGTTACCGCCGGTCGGTCAGCGACCTTTCCCCGGAACAAAACCGGGTCCCCATCAGAATCTTTAGGATCGAAGATTTCATTGAACTTATCTTCATCGTATATGACAAGGTGCCCATCTTTAAAAGTAGCCACCAGAGGGGGTGCTTCGTCTATGGACCCACCGTTGTCATATATGTGGGCTTCATCTATACGACCCTCTTCGACATACTTCACGACTTGATCAAGAACATTCATAGCATCTTCGGGTTCGGCCCCATACCTGCGCCTCTGGTTGGTGCGACGATCAGCGATTCTGCGGGAACGTTCATCGTCAGGAACGTGAAGATAGTGCATTACTGAAGCCGTGTCGCTTCTCCGACCGTTCCTGTGATCCCGTCCCGGGAAAAGCACACTGTTCATCAGGAGTCCGTCCTTGCCGGTTCCCTGAACAACAACGTCCATGCCCTCCTCTAGGGCTTCTTGCAGAGTCCTTCCCGACTGGTCTCTGGAGAACTGGTGCGACTCCCCAGAGCCTTCGCCGAAGTTCCATCGTTTATGAAATCTCTTGTAATCGTCCGGATTGGTATGAGCGGCTTCACTCGCGTCCGGAACTAGAAGATGTCCCAGGCTGGTTCTTGCAGTTTTCCCTGATCCCGGTGCGCCATAAACCCAATGAACTCGCTGCACAGGTTTGCCGCGATGCTCTTGATCGACTGCATCGAGGGTCGCTTTACGGTATTTGGCAGCCTTCTCCGTATCCGACAGATCGCGGTCTTCTTCGGGAGTGAGTTTGAAGCCGCGTACCGATTTGAACCCACCAGTCGCCTCGGCGAACTCGTAGTATTCGGCCATCTCGTCAATCTCCGTGTCAGTTACCGGGGAATTGAGACGCGAGTCCCTCATGTCCAAGTTGAACTCACGTCGATCTCTTTCCAGATCGCGTCGTCGCTCACTCCGATCCGCCGATCGTTCTGCACGCCGTCGACCGGTTCTGGTCGTTCGGGGGCCAAATCGCCAACCCCCGACAGGACCATCACGTCGGGACCGCAGACCTGGGACTCGTGGAGTAGCCGGGCGCTCCCAAACAGTTCCCTCCTGAACCAGCATGTCCATATCTGCATCCCGCGCATCCGCATTGAAGGCAGTTGTTGCGGCAACACGAGCACGGTTGAGTTTCCGACCGAGAGCCTTCCCCTCGTACAGTTCTTCCATCAACGACTTTTTCCGGCGCAATTGTCGGCGAACCTCACGAGAAACTGCGCGCTCTAGCGTGCGCCGGGCTTGGCGACGTTGATAGTTGCGGCCAAACGCTGTTGACCCAGTGCGCTTTGCATAATCAGTCATGTTGCTGCACGGCATCCAAACGGTGTTCCCAGTACGGGACACACGCCTAGAAACACCGATGCATCCCAACTGGCGGGATCGCCGACGAGCCAACCGGGGAGTCGTAAACACATCCGGGTCTTCCTCATCCGGAGCCCAGGGTGCGGACTTAACTGAACCGCCGACAAGACCGCCACCAGCGATCGTGTCGATGGAAGTCACACCCCGTTCAGCGAGAGGTTCCCAGTCTCGTTTGTTTTTTCCCTTGGAATTACGAGATCGGCGACGCTGCTCAACTACCCGAACGGTGTTTTTCTTGTCTTTTTTGACAAGTTCTTCGTATTCCTCCATGGTTGTGCACGGCATCCACTTCCCGTCGGGGTGCTTGTGCGCGCCAGTACAGCCCATTTCTTGGGCGAGGCGTAGCGCGGCTGCCTTGGACGCCACCAGATCGGTATCTGTCGCCATGGCGACTAGCCGCTTTGGATTTTGGCAGCAGCCTGTGTAGCGGCCTCTGAATCGTTCGGGTACCGCTTCTGATACATGCGGGCCTCTTCGATCTGCTCGGCCCACTTCTGCATCACTTCAGCGAATGGATCGTCTGCGTCTTCGTCAATGCCGAGAGTGAAGTCCTCAACGAAGTTGTTTTGTTCTTTCGGATTAATGGAGAAGGGCGGGTAGTCGACCAGAAGTGACAGTTCCTGATGGGTTTCGGCGAGTTCGCCCATACGAGCGGCGTGCGCTTCTCTCTCTTTGGGGGAACTACCTAGTTTGTATCCCATTAGTGGAAACTCCCATACGAGGGGATTAGTTCTCTGAGGCGAGCCTGATCCAGTTTCCCCTCTTTGGCCAACTTCTCGATTATCTCAGTGACTTCTTCACCGGTAACCGGATGGTCCAGCACCATCACCGAGGCTCGGTTGGAAAGGCTGACCACGCCGCCATGCCGCTGAACCGCATCGTATCCGTAGAACGGCAGAGTATCGAAAAGGAAATGGTCTTCCCTGGAATCTAACTTTTGGACAGATGCTGGCAGTTTCCCTAGGAAGTCCCAAGCCGCTTCCAACTGTGTCGGATCAAGGTCTCCGGAGTCATGCAAATCTAGAACCTGATCGACTATCGATCCGAACTCCGTGTCTCTCCAACCAGCCGTCATGGGCTTCATTGAGCCCTTCGAACCGCCAATACCGAAACCGGAACCAGTGGGCAAAATCTTTGATGGATTGTTGGGGTCTTGAGGTTCCCGGTGGTCGGCTCGCCCTTTGACCTGCAGGCGTCCACCTGTAGCCTTTTCTGCTGCGTCAAGGGCTGCCCGAACTGCGGCAGAAAAGTTGTCCCCATCGTGCTTGATTGAAGTTGGGGCTTCGGTGTCGACAAGCCCTGCCGCACTAAGAACCCCGACGATCGATTCGGCTTCGTCGTTGATCTCGGCAAGTTTACCCCATCCAACGAGTCTGGTTTCAGGCGTAATAAACGTCAGGGGTCCTGATCCGTAGCCGCCGAACATGAATCCCTTCGACACAGGATCTGATAACGAACCATCGGGTTGACGTACACGGACGGGCGGCTCTGCATTATTTTCACCGGCACCATGCACTTCGCCCCCCTGGCCTCCAACGAAGCGCGAAACGAGACGCGTCCACTGCTCCCAGTAGACATCGCCTTCTCTCGAATTGCCGTCCTTGTCCCGACCCAGGCCACGCAACATGGGCTTGAATCCCTCACGAAGTTTGAACCTTCCCGGGTAGTCCGGATCTTCTTCGAATACCACGTCTTGGATTTCTTCGGGACCAACCATTTCCGGAAGACCACTATGTCCGGCGTGGAACCAGGAAGCGTCAATAATGTCATCGCGCGTTCTCGGTGAATCTTTGCCTTTCTGCCGTTTCTTCGCTACGTCCTTCCCAGTCGCTGTTCCGCGTCTGACTCTGGTGAGGCGTGCCAATCGATCGATAAAGGTGCTGTCAACGACCAGAGCGCCTTCGACTTTCTCCCATTGCTCCAAGTCGTCACCGGTACCGGCGAAGTACGTTGTGGCAGCGGCACCACCGAGCGGCTTGTCAACGTCACGGGCTCCACTGGTCCGGTTTTCGCTGATTCTGCCAAGTCGTTGATCGCTAGTGAGCCTGCCGAGTTTCTTCGCCTTCTTCTTGGCCCTCTTGAGTTCCATTTGTTCGAGCGGGCTCAGTTTCTTCTTCCAAGGCTGAACGCTCTTCGTCGGTCCAGCGCCACCCGTACCGGCACCTCCGGCTTGGGCTGCACGCCGCTGGGCAGCCAACTGTTGCCTGCGTATATAGGCAGCAGGCACGCCGGGAGACAGAATGGCTGTTCCGATTCGCTCCCGTATCGGTCCCTTATCCTCACCCTTGGGCATCTTCTGCCTAAATTTCCTACTCCGGCGTTTGACGTGTTTCTTGTACTCATCCATGCTGTCGTGGCCGGCGATGGCACCCCAAACCGTTGACTTTTTGCCACCAGTTTTTGTAACACCCTTGATCTTTTCGGGAAGGGTTTGGTCCTTGGATCGCGCGATATCCAGAAACCGCTTGCGGGCTTCGGGGTGGAGATGTTCTAATGCCTCATAGTTTCCACTTCTGCGCATCTGTTGAAGAACCTGCAGAGAATCCAACAGTTTCCTCTTGGTAGTGATGCGCTGACCAACAGTACCGGTGGTTTCAAGCAACTGGACCTGGAAGGCCTGTTCGAAGGTTCGCACACCCGTGTTCTCGCCCCTACCTATCTGTTCTAATCTCCACTCGGTTACCGGCGGGGTTGGATCATCCTTGCCAATATGCCCGGATCTAATCATCTCGGCCCTAACGGCATCCCCGAACATATCTGCGTAAGTCTGATGTTGGGTTGCATTTCCGCCAGCGAGACCACTGTCGAAACTATTAGCCCTGGGAGAGATGTCTTGTCGGCCAGACATCAGTTCTATTTCGAGTTGGTCGGCTGCGTCCTCAAAGGCTTTAGCATGCGCCGGGGACATCACCCCAGCGTCATCAGTGAGCGAATCCCAAATCTCTCCGTCGGCTGTGCCGGCTTGCCGTGGACTGTCCTCGCGGTAGAGGGTTGGAAGAGTCATCATTGTTTTGTCGGCTTCGTCACCACGTCTGGAGGCCAGACCGAGTGGACGAGCAGAACGTTGCGTTGTCGCAACACGCATACGAGCACGAGACGGTTCACGTTGTGACTGCAACCCACCGCCACCGATGGAATGCCGTTCCGCGTCGGTTATTTCTCCACCCTGACTCCAGAAGCGTTGACTGACCGCTCTCCGCGCAGCGCTTCTTTCAGGATCCGACCACGGTGCCCCATCACGCGATGACCGCAGGCCACGCTCACGGGCCTTTTCGATTGCGGCCAATTGCTGTTGGGCAAGTTCGTTGATCTTCTTCTTGTTGGGCTTCTTTTTGCCGCGTTCGTCACCAATCTGTTCGGAAAGTCCAGCGATTGTGCTTTCGGCTTCTTCGCGGGCTTCCCTCCAGTCCGCATCCCAATCATCCGTTGTTCGACTAGAACGGTAGCCAGAGGCGACACGGCCCTTGCCCATTGCCTCACCGAGTTGTTCGCGAAGTTCAGCCTCTGACTCCTGAAGGGGTCGGACTTGTTTCCGGAGACTATGGACAGCCTTGGTGTCGTCTTTCCCCTGGGCCTCATCGATCCGTTCGAAGAGGGGTTTGATTTTGCCATCGCGGAGTGCGTCGATTTGCTTATTGAGAGAATCGACTTTGGCTGTGTCCACTGCCGGCGCTTCAGGCACTTCTGTTGCGTCGTCCCCTCCCTCTGTCCGCCGCTGATCGCGTCCCTCTAGTCTTTCCGTGAGGGTTTCCCCTGCTCGTACCGAACGGAATCCACCAGTGCCGCCTGGATCGCGCTCGGCGTCTTCGGCGTATTGGAGCATTTCTGGTGATGTGCCCAGGTAGGCGACTTCACGGAACCGGACCTCTTCCGGATCCATGTTGAATCGGTCAGCCACTTCGTCCAGAGACATTCCACGCATGCGAGACTCAGCGATACGCCGATTCAAGTTTGGCTGAGTATTGAACTTCTCTTGGCCCGAACGGCCATGGGCGTGAGTGATTTCACGCATCCGAACCTCAGCCCGGTCCATGTCGTACTTCTCAGCGACTTCCTCGATGGTCATACGGAAGCCCACACGATCCTCAAAGATGCGCCGGTTTAGATCCGGCTGGGCCTCATACCTTTCCTGGCCGGACAGCAAACTCATGTGTTCCATCTCGCGACGCCGAACCTCGACACGATCCATGTCGTACTTGTCAGCAACCGCGTCGAATGCCATCGGCGTCATGCGGTCATTGAAGATGGCTTCATTGAGTTTTTGATCCCGCACGAACGGGTCGTCGTGATGCAGGAGGTCGGGATCGGTGTCTCTCTCCGGATCAAAGTCCCGATCAATGAATGAGCGGAACCCTGCCTCGCGAGCCCATTCGATGTCATTCAGGGCTTGCCGGCCGGCTTCTTCGAGTTCATTACCTCTCGTGAACTCTTCTTGACGCATCTCATCCGTCATCCGGTTGAGTGACTCTTCGATCCGCTGATCCATCATGTCGCGGATTTCTTCTTGCGTTTCTTTCCAGTTGTCAGGATCTTGTGCGTACCGGGACTCTGGTCCGTCGTCTGGGACGTGTTTGTCTAGCCAGCCTTGGACGCCTTCGGGGTGACGTTTGAGCCACTCGGGGTCGACTTGATCGATGGTGGTGCCGTCCGATCGCATCGCTCTAACCATGGGGGGCGGATCGTTGCGTGGGTCGTATGGGTCGTTTGAGCCGCGTGAGGAGTAGAGGCCGTCTCGACGAAATCCCATGTTCCCTTCGCCAAGAGTCTGAGGGCCACCGGGGTCATTCTCGCGACCCGGGAAAGGCTGACGCCAATACTCTTGCGTCCCTCCCGGATTCTCTTCAGATGGGGCGCCAGGGTGTGCCCTCCACGTTTTGAGTTCTTCTTCGATTTCTTTCCAGTCATCTGGATCGCTGCGCTGAGAGCGCAAGCCACCTCCACCGGGGCGACGAGGATCGAGATAATCCGTGAACATCCCCTGGCCGGTCGCCAGGTTCCGTGAGAGCGTGTCGAAGTCGAGGAGGTGATATTTCACCGCACCCTGAGCAGCGAGGTGTTCGCCGGTCTCCGTGTTTATGGTTTGCAACAGTTCGCGAGTTTCAGAGTCCAGATCAGTCGCCTTGGCGATCCCTTCCCTGTTCCTATCGTTCGACTCTAAGTAAACTTTTAGTGCGCTCCGCACCTGGTCTTGCTTTTCCCGTTCGTCGAGTGCATGGCGTTTCCCGCCCTTGTCGCCTTGAGCGAAGGAACCGAGTCGCTCCTTTTGGGTGTAATCAGAGAGACTCCACATTCCAACCTTGGCTGTGCCACCCTCGGCACCGTCCATGTCTCGGGTTTTGTCTGTACGCGGCGCTCCTTTACGGAGACTTTCGGGTGGAACGGCTCCGAGCCAGCCATTGCCGATGGTGGCGACATTTTTTAGATCTGCGAGAATTATTTTTCTGGTGATTTCCAGTGGGCCGGCCGGCTTGTCCGGATCTGTGGGATCCTCACGGTGAACCGTTTTCCCGTGGCCGAGAATGGAGTCGACCCAGTCTTCTGTCCTCAGGTGAGGGAAGTCAGCGTTGGTGCCCTGAGCCGAATCACCCGGAGCGACCGCCAGCCGATACCGAATGTTCTCGACATCAACAGGCATCTTGGCGGCCTTGGCTGCCTCCCGAAATTGTTCCCAATGTTCGCCGTTCATCAGGTCGAGTTGCTCTAGACGGAGTTGGTCTTTAGCCTTGAATTCTGCAAAGGTGCCAGCATTCTTTCTTCCACTCTTGCTAAGGCCGTCGTACCTTTTCCGGGAAATTCTCTCTAGGGTATCTTTGAGTACTTCTTCGGGATAGGCATCGGCATTCGTTTTACTGAGACCTGTTTCGATGGCTTCTATTCTGAGGTTGGCCGTTACTCGATCCGGGGGGAGACTCACTCCCGAGTGCTCCTCCCTTCCACCGGCGGACAATCCGAAAAAGGCAAATCCACTTCCTACCAGTGCGTCAAAGAATTCCCCACCGGGACCGTATTTCTCACCCGGTGTAGAACTACCCGATTTCATTGTCGTCGACGGCATGTTCCCTTGAGGGTCGGAAAACTTGCCGCCCGTGCTTCCGCTTTCGGCGTGCCTGCCGGCCTCGGTGTTGCGGGTGTCGATGTCGGCGATGATGTCGTGTCCCAATCGCCGGGATTGGAAACCTGGACTCTGACGGGATTCATCGTAAGCAGCGATGCGCCCATTGCCCGTGGGGTAGAAGCCCGTAACAAGAGTGTCGAGCCATTTCCTCTGATCTTCGTCCGTCCCATTCAGGGCGGTGGAGAAGAGATTCTGATCGTCGCCGCTATCGGGGTCAACCCATTCCTCGTAGGGAATGTCATCGTCGATGGCCCTATCGAGACCGTCGTAATGTGCGGCTGCATCTTCGGGTGTAGCGAATGTGTCCAGGTCGTACAGGTCTTCGGCTCGGTTTCCGAAGGCCGAGTCCAGGTCGCGGTATTGGCCGACGACCATCCAGCCCTCTTCGCCTTCCAAGACCTCGCTTGCGCGAATGATCTCTATATTCATGTTGCCGGTGCTTATTTTGGCAACGGCGTCGCTGCCGCCGTGGAACTCTGATTCGTGCCAATCCCTGGGGTCGTCGGGATCGCGGATGTCCCAATCCGGATTGATTCGCGGGTTGAGCAGGCTGTCATAAACGCTGTCACCCCGTTGGGAGCGCAGACCATCATCCATTTGCCGGTCTTTCCACACCTCGTATGGAGAAGGACCGGACGGACCTGTGATCATGTACTTGGACGGATCATCCCAGAAATCTTCCTCTACCGAAGCAAGGAACTTGGAGCGAGTGTCGCCGGCTGTTCCACGATCGGGGAGCAACTCGTCGAGTGTTTTGCCGAAATCGGCACCGTCGTCGTCGGTGATGTCCCAATTGTTTTCTGTGATCAGTTCGTCCAGCAATCTGTTTGATCGATTACTGATTTCGTCCGAGTCGTACAACTTGCCGATGGGCGTCTTGCCGACACGTTTCGTTAGGGCATCGAGGCCGCGCTCTTCTTCTGGCGTGGGACCTTCGGCCCAGGGGTCATTCCCCCGCTGGGAGCGCATGCCGCCAGCGGCACGGTCCTCACCACGATCCTCGGCACGTCCTTCCGCCCTGAGGATTTCGATCCGCTCCTCGCGAGCAGCAACCTCGTAGTCGTCTTCGTCTTCTCGACGGTCTAGTTCGATTTCGTGGTCATTGATTTCTTGCTGCCATCGCGCTTTCTTGGCATCATCGGTTTCACTATCTCGGCGTCGGTAGTAATCGTCGAGGCCGGTCTCCATGTCGTCGGTCGAGGTATGGTCGAACCTGTCTTCTAGCGACTGCTCTCGCTGCCGTCGAACTTCTTGGTACCGGTTTCCAGCAGGATGAAAGCCATAAGACGATCTATGTTTTTCTGCGACTAAAGATCTGAGTTGTCCAAAGGTGGACCCAGGCCCTGTACCAAGTACCCGAGCATCATTCCCAAGTCGTCGGAGTTCTTCAACTGCCTCTTCCCTGGTCATGCCACTCCACCGCTCGGGCATCGACCCATCAGTGGACATGAGTGCGTCGCGCATCCTTCTGTACTCCGCACTGTCCTCTCGGCGTTCACGATCACCCTCTGGTGTCCCATAAGGTGCGTTCCGGCGGACGCTTCGATCAAATTCGCGGAAGGAGCGCAGGCCGCCGCTAGCGTCGTCGTCCATTTGCCGGTCTCTTGCTACGTCATATGGATCAGGAGGCCCGGGACCACGACGCAACCCGTCCATCTCCATGAGTGCATCAGGATCGCCATTAAAGGCAGCCTCAGAGAGATCCCTAATGGCTTTCTGCCATTCTTCAGGGAGATCTTTGATCGGTTTATTGAGTTGTGCATCCAGTTCATCTTCGTCGAGGGTGGATGTGAAATCTTGCAGTTTGCTCCAACCATCCTGTGGAAGTTCATCAGACAACTCGTCCAATGTGTAGTCCTGCATTGCACTACGGAAACGGTCCCACTGGCGTTCGTACTCTTTTTCGTACTCTGGATCATCGTCCGGCTGGTAGTAGGCATCGGATCGGCTTGAACTGAGACCCTGCCGCATTCTCCTAGCCGAACGGTCGCGATCAGCGGGGGTACGACGGGCTGTGCTGGGAGTGCCAGGAAGGTTTGGTTTACCCGGTAGTGCGGGACGCTCGTAGACGGTGCCTTCCTGAACGAGCATGTCGAGATCAGCGTCTCGTGCATCGGCATCGAACCCAGCAGCGCTACGTCCAGCCCCTTGACCAATA